TCGATGCCGGATTGCTGCTCTTCAGCGACCCAGCGCGCAGAGTCTAGCACGAATTCTGCGTAGGTTTTATATTTCGTGCCGATCTCGTCTTCTGTAGGCTGCGGACGGCTCCCCGAAGGGAGCCCCGAATCTCCCCGTTCGGGGCCAGACGGTGAAGGCGGCGCCGGGGCCGCAGCCGCAACCGGGGCGGTCGCGGGCGGGGTGGGTGCCGTAGGAGGCTGAACCTTCGCCCGAAGCTCCGCAAGCTCGCGCTCGTAGGTGGCCGCTTTCGCTTCGGCCTCCTTTCGGGCTTTCGTCAGTTCAGCAAATCGCGCTTGGCCGCGTGACGGCTTGGCGGGTTCTGTCGGAGCAGCAGGAGTTTCGGATGGCGCTTCGACGGGCTCCGGTTCGTGCCGCTCCATCACGTCGGCCAGCGCCTCGGACGTGACGCCCATCCCGCTCAGCGTGCGCCCGGTCGCGGATTCGTGCGTGGTAATCGCGTTTGGGTCCGGTGCTGCCGCTTCTGTTTCTGCCATTAGCCCTTCTTGCTATGGAGGTATTTCCCGAGGTTACGGTGCGGATGCCCGCTCGCCTTAGCGACGTGCGCCGGCTTGCCCTTCGATGAACCCACAGCAAAATCGTGGAGCTCGCTCATGCTCATGCTGGAGCGCACCTTTTTTGCCATCGCGAAATTCGCTCCGTGTTCCGCCGCACGCATGAGGTTGGCCTGAGCCTTTGACTTGGCGGGCATGTCTGCTCCGTGTTAGTTTCTCGCCATGATTGAACTACTGCTGATCCTTATCGTCTGCGGGGTCGCGCTCTACCTCGTCGAGAACTTCATCCCCATGCCCCAGCCCGTGAAGATCGTCATCCGTGTCGTCGTCGTGCTCTTCCTCGTCCTCGTCCTGCTCCGCGCCTTCGGCATCGGGGATGTGCCCGTCCCGCGGCTGCGCTAGCTCGTATGCCATCACCGCTTCCCGCGCCTCGAGCACGGCCTCGGCACTCCGCCCGATACAGCGCAGGCCGGGGCCGAGTTCCATATACAGCCGGGTCCGCATCGTCGGCGACAGCTCGACTTCCTGCGGCTCCGGCATGAGCCGAGGCATTACGGCTGCGCCACCGGATCCGACGCCGTAATCTCGATCGACGTCGCTTCAGCCGCCGTGACCGTGATGTCGTAAGTGCCCTGAACGTTCCGGACGCCGGTTGTCAGGTCCGCATCCCCAATACACGTCGCCGTGCACGTGCCGATCGCCGTGCCTTTCACTAATGCCGACAAGCCATCTGCGGCTGGCGTGATGGAGCAGACCGCCGGGTTGGAGAGCTGCCATTCCGGCACGCCATCGAGAGTTGAACCTTTCGGCAGCGGCGTGGCGGTGAGGGTGGTTTCTTGCGTGGTGCTCATGGATACGGGCATTGGATTCTGCTCCTGAATAGGGCCGCTGGTAATCTGCAACGATTTGGCGCCGGGTTTCTTGTTCGGCGACACGATGGTAACGCGCTTCTTCTTGATCACCACGATAATTGTGCTCATTGCACCACGACGGTCATCGGCCGCGCCGCCCCGCCATCCGTGCAGCCGGCCGCATCCGTCGCTTGCACGGTCAGTTGATACGTCCCCGCCGGCACCGTCGCCGTGAAATACGAGCCCGCAATGGTATTGAGCCGCGCGCCGTCGACGCGGCCTTGCTCGACGCCATTAAACTGCACGCTGATCGTCGTCACATTCGTTTTGCTTTGCAGCAGCGAGAACAGCACCTGCCCGACACCCCCGACCGGCAGCGTGCGCGCCCACGTCCCGACGACCACTTTCACATTCGTTGGATCGGGACAGCCGGCCATCACGAAGGGGAGCGATTTCGTGCTTTCCGCCGAGCCATTCACACTATCGGTCGCCGTCAGTTGCGAGGACGCGCCCGGAGCGATCGCAGCAGGCGCTTGCGCGGTCGGCGCTTGGCAATTGGCTGTGAAGGGGGCCGGCGTCGTGGCGGCGACACAGGTCACGGCGGTGAGCGTTAGCGTCGTCGGCGTCGTCGCACCTGGGGCCGTGATATAGAGCTTATAGGCGTACCCTTGCGCGACGGCCACACTCGGCACATTCGCCTGATCCCATAAGATTTGAGCGCTGACGGGCGAGGCGATGAGGAGCAGACCAATGAGCAGCCTGGCTCTCACTTGCCGTCTCGTAGGATTTCCAGCTTGGCTTCGATCTCGCGAATATCGGACGCCGCATCCTGCACGGCGTGCCAATCGCCCGCTTCGAGCTTGATCTGGCAATAAGCAATCAGGCCCGCTTTCCGCTTCTGGAGTTCGACGAGAAGCCGGTCCTGCGGATGCGGCCCAAACTTCGTCCCGGTGTGCGCGACATCAAATTCGTTCGTGATGAAATGCGCCATTATTGACCACTTCCATTCGGCTGCGCTTCCGCCGCCGCCTCTTGCGCCTGCTGCGCCATCTCCGCCTGGTGCTGCTGGTCGCTCTGTTGCGATTGCTGCGCAGTCTGCGCCTGTTGTGCGCCCTGCGTCAAGGTTTGCGCATGTTCCTGTGCCGACAACTCCATCGCATGGTGCTGCTTCATGGCTTCCATGCCAACATCGTGCGCCATCTCCAACCCCGTCGCCAGCCGCTCTTCCGCCGCTTCCGCCTGCGGGTCCATCATGACCTTCGCCGCCGAGATGCGCGCCACCTCAATGGCCGTCGCGCTCTTCATCTCCTGCAACTTCAGTTCATTCGCAAAGCCCATCTGCGCTTTCTGCATATCGGCCTGCGTCTTGATCTGCGTCTCCTGCAAGCTACCCTGCTGCTCGGCCTGCTTCGTCTGGATGAACTGCTGCGCCTTCTGCAACTCGGCCTGCATCTGCTGCATCTGCGCCTGCACAGCCGGCGGAATCTGCGGCTGATCGTTTTTGTCCTGTAACTGCGGCGGCAGCGCATTCCGCAATTTCTCCGCAATCTTGTGACTACCCGGGAACGACAACTGCTCGACGTAATCCGGCGTCGCCACGGCGGCCATCTCCGGCGGCAGATGCGGAATCAGTTCGCCCAGCGCCTGCGCGCCCTCTTCCCGCTTCGTCGCTGTCGCCTTGCCCACACTCACCGTCACGGCATAGCGCCCGTTGTTTAAATCGTAAAACTTGTGCAGGCTGCCCTCGAGCTGCGCGATTTCCGGCGTAATGTTCGGCGGCGAGGCTTGCGGTTGCCCGTTCGGCCCTTCCTGATAGGGCTGGCCCACCATCACCTGTTCGGGCTCGTCATCCATCCCGAGAATGTGAATGATTTGCCCCTTCGTCGTGATCTTCGGGATGATCTCGACCGCCAGCTCGCCCGCGTAAATCAGCGCCCGCTTCACGTTGTCGGGATAGTTGCTATTGGCGAGGTCGCTTTGCGCCTGCAAGGCTTGCAGCGCCCGTCCACTCCGCTCATTCGGGTTCGTATTCCCCAGGCTGGCATCGCCCGTCGACGTCGTGGCCTTAATCGCATCCTCCGACACGCGCATCAACTCGACGGCGGCCTGAATCGGCGGCTCCGTCGTATCCAGCATCGGCGTGGGATACTCTTTGCCTTCCTGGTCCCACGGGTCAAACGGCAGATACGCGTGATTGATGATGTTGCGCGTCTGCCAAATCTGCTTATAATTCGCCACACTCGCCGCCGCAATCATCGGGGCATTCTTCGGCGCCAGCGCGAAAATCTCCACGGCGCCGCTATACGTGTAGTTCACCATCCGCTGCGCGTCCATGCCCTCTTCAATCACGCCGCGCAGCCAGATCTTCCCGTCGACGTTCAGTTCTTCGCCCAGAATAGGAATCAGCGGAATGCGCGAGCCCACCCAATCGAACGACTGCAATGATTCAATCGCGTTAATCTTGTCGCACTTCACGGAGGGCACGCGCATGACGCGCTCGGCCTTGATGTCGGCCTTGTCGTCTGGCTTCTCTTCGACCACCGACCCATCCTGCAATTGATACAGATGCCGGTTCGTGTATTCGATGCGGTAATACTCCGCAATGCGGATGCTGTCTTCGCTCACCCACGAGGACCAGGCCGCTTTATCGCCCGTCGCCATGAAGGCTTCCAACCCACGGATATCGGCCTTCGGATACAGCCGCTCGAATTCATCGCGGCTCAGATCCTCCGTCACGAAGGCCCATTGCATATCGCTGCGCGTCGGCCGCACGGCGGACGGGTCGCCGTAGACCGTGAGGTTATTCGTAATGCGCTCCATGAACAGCGCCTGCCACATGGCCTCTTCGGTCAGCTCTCCGTCCCACGTCTCGTTGATGTAATCCGTGCGCAGCCGGAACCAGCCGATCCCGCCTTCAATCGCCTGGTCCGCCGCCCATTCAATCGGGGATTCCCCACGGCTGTTGTTCATCATCCAGCGCAGATAGCCCTTAAAGATATCCGCCGTATCCTGGTCGCTCGAGCCACCCGCCGGCAGCACGTCAAACCCGAAGCTGGCGTTCTTGATGGTGTTGCTTACTTGGCGCACGGGCTGCGACAACCGATCGACCACGAGGCAGGGCCGTGGCGGTTGTGGGGCCATCCCCTGCAAGCTGTTCCCGCCTTCGCGCGCCAGCTTGATCGCCGCCGGCCACTGGTCGCCCACCCGAAACTGTTTCGCGCGCACGATGCGATTGCGCTGCTGCTCTTCGGCTTCCGCCGCTCGATTCCAGCGTTCCCGCGCTTCGCGAATCAGATCCTTCGCCACTAGGCGACCTCAATCAACTGATGCTTCTTGCGCGGAATACCCGCCACGAGATCGCCAATCTCGTGCACAAACAGACAATCGGGATGCTGGCAATGCGGGAACAGCACGGGATGGAGCACGCCATGTTGATGCACGTGCACGCGCTGCTGCTCCTTCGTGGCCAATAAGAGCAGGTATTCCAGTTCGCCGCGCGTCAGCGTCATCACTTCCCCCGCATGTCGCACTTCACGAACCAGATCGCCACCGCCAAAATCGTCGCTAACACGCTCGCCCACATCGCATAGACCACGGTCATCGCCGCAGCCCCTTCAACGCTTCGCGCTCCGCTTCAATCCCCGGCATCGCCTGCCGCATCGTCTCCCGCCACTTCAGCGCATTCTTCGGCGCGTGCAACAGCTTGGCCTGCACCCGTGGTGGACTCGCCAGCAACTCGAAATACGCGAATATGGCATTGAGCGTGCCATCCTCTTCCCCAATCCGATAGCCGCGCCAAATATCCCCCGCCACCTGACGCCACTTCTCGCGCCCCTCGCACACAATCGTCAGCAACCGCGGCCGGTCCCGCTCAATCTGCCGGATAAACTCCTGAATGTTGTCCGTCAGCGCCCGCTCGCGCGTCGTGCTATAGCCGACAATGGGCAAATCGGGCAGGTGGAACATTAGCCGCGAACCATCTCAGCGCGAATATCACTCAGCACGGTCGTGAGATGGCGCCGCGCCCTGAAGCAGGCAAAATAGGGCTTCGGATCCATACTTTGATCAGCTAACTTGGCATCCCACTCAAGAATTGCCACCAATGCCTCGGCTATCGCTTCCATCAATGCATCCCGTTCCATATCGTTCATAGTCGCACTCCCTTCCTGAAGTGGCGCTAGTCTATCCCATCCACGACTGACTAAACCCGCTAAACGACGGCTGCGGCACTGGCTCCTCTTTCTTCTTCCTCGCCACTGTCTGCGCAAACGTCAGCGCCAGCGCGTCCCCCTCATCTGGGCTCGGCACGTCCCGCGCCTTCATCTCCTTTTTGCTCTCCAGCCACACCCGTTGCTTCAAATCCTCCCGCAGCCCTGGCGCCGTCAGGTCGTTCTCGAGCCGCGGCGAGGTATCAATCGCCCCGTTGACCAGCCAATCCTTCATCCGGCCCCACATCATGTCCCGCATATACCGGTATTTCCGGTCGGGGCTGTCGGCTCCGAAGTTGACCTCGAGCAGATTGGTATGTCCGAGTTCTCTCAGTCTGGTTCCGACGCTTCCTGCGATTCCAGCAGAGTCCAAGAACAGCATAGATACCCGGTGTCCTCCGTATATTCCAGCCAAAACGTCTGAGAGGCGGTTGGTGAGAACTGAAGGATCACGCGTGAGTTCTCCGGCAATGCGGATAGCAGGAATGCCACGCGCGTCTCGACCACGCCGAAAGCGGATGACGTTCGCGTCCTTCCCTCCCCAAGCCAAATCACAACCCGCGACAAGGGGCTCGTCGTCGAGGACGTCGACTTTCCTTTTTTGCGCATCTCTCACCCTCACCGCATCAATAAACTGCGCATCCTCCGCATTCGGCGGCAACCCGCGCACGCGCACCCGAAACCGGTCGCTATCCTCGCCCCAATCCTCGAGCTGTTCCGCAATCAGCGCCTTATTCGGGAACTGACACGTGCGCGCATCAATCTGCCACGTCTTCCACCCGCGCCCTTTGCCCGCAAACACGATGTCGTGAAAGCTCCCACGCCTGCGCGTCGGGTTGCCAAAGAGAAACTGCATCGGCTCGCCGTCCGTCAAGCCGCCCTCTTGCACCTCGTGGATGATCTCGGGCACGTTGCTGTCTTCGTCGTTGATGTAAAAGCTAGTCGACGCCGCGTTGTGCTGACCCGCGAAGCTCTCGCTGTTGTCCGGGTCGCACGTCTGCGGACTGCACTTCCACGCTTCCCGATGCCCTTTGCGATACAGGATGCTGGTATTCAGTTCGAACCAATCGCGCGTAATCGCGCGCTTCACCCACGTCGTGATGCTCGGCCAGGTCTTATCCTGCAGCTGCGGCCCCGTGTTCGCCGTGATGACGCCTTTCGCATGACGCCTCGTGCTCATGAGGAACGACACCAGCATGCCCGTGAGCGCGCCCTTCCCGATGCCGTGGCCTGAACTCACCGCCGCGCGAATCGGCATGACGGGATGCACGCCATCAAAGTCGCGCGCTTTAATCTCATCGCCCAACCAGGCGAGGAACTCGCATTGCCAGATGTCCGGTTCTTTGTAATATTTCAGCGGGCCATCTTCGCCCCAGGGGAACGCGCCGCACACCCAGGCCAAGGGATCCGCATAGAGGGACGCGCACCACTCCACGAGGTCATCATCGTAGCTGCGCGAGGTCGCAGGACTCATGGCTTCAACTTCAGCAACGATCGCTCCTTCGCGCGATCGAGGGCCGTCGTATTATCCGCCCGAATCTCGATCTCCTGCACTTGTTCTTTCGGCCGGTCAATCGCGCGGTTCAGTAAATCCGTGAACGCTTGCACGCTGGGGTCTTTCTCCCAGACCTCGATGACCTCGGCGTCCTGGTCGACATCCTCAAGCGAGCGGACACGTTCAAATTTGCCGGTCTGCTTATCGCGATAGACCAGATACTGCAAGCCCTTCGCATTCGCCACCTGTCCACGCAACAGGTCTGGTAAATGCTCCGTGATGTAGAGGCGCACCTGTTCGCGCACGGCCTCCTTAGCCACTGTCTTGGGCCATTTCCATGTTTTGCCGGTGGGCGGGCGTTGGCCTGGACGCTTGCCGCCATGTGGTCCGCGAGTCTTTGTCAAGTTTGTCAAGCGAAACTATGCCACAAGTAGCCACCTGTGCTACGTCTACCACCTGGTTTAAATCAGGTGGTAGACGGTTGTTTATTGGGTTTGGTGCCACCTGTGCCACCTCCTGTGAGATTTGGTAACTTCATACGTTCTTATATACATGTATGCACCTGAAAAAGGTGGCACAGGTGGATAAGGTGGCACCAGAAGCGGTAAACATTGGGGTATTTTGGAGCCACCTCAATTTTTGGAGGTGGCTGGAGGTGGCTCCCAGACCTTCAGTTTGAGGTTTCTGCGCCATCCTGCACGTTTAAGGACGCTGGCGACGCGCATCTGTGTAGGCTTATCGAGCTTATCGGCGGTCATCTGGAGCGGTCCCATCATGACGTCTTTGACGGCGATAACCTCTTTCCCATATGTGAGTTGAATGGCCACCCATGGGAGAATGAGGCTGGCAATCTCATCATAAGGATTCCGTTGGGATTGCTGCTCCACGGTGCCGTCGGGCATCTCCCACCAGGAGGAGGTGGCACCAAACGCGACCATGGCTTCAGCGAAGAGCTGATCCCGCATGGCCGCTAGGGCGGGCACATTGATGAGGCCGCACTTAATGGGCCAGAAGCGGCGCCCCCCGGAATCATCGGCCAGCCAGTCATCATGATTGGTCGTGCCCGCGAAGACGCATTGACGGGGGATGTCCATCGTGCGGCGCCCATAGCTCGCGCGGTAGGTGTCGACGCGGCGTGAGAGCATGCCCTTAATATGGGCGCTTTCCGTTTTCGAGAAAGCGTTCAGTTCGCACAGTTCGATGAGCCATTTTCCGCGCAGCGCTTGGAGAAAGTCTTTCGACGCGGCGGATTCATCGAGGGCGGCATACCACGCGCCGCCAAGGGCATCCAGGGCGCTGGATTTGAAAATGCCTTGCTGCCCTTCGAAGACCGGCATCGTATCGAGCTTGCAGCCTGGGCGAAGGATGCGGGCGACGAGACCGATGAAGAAATTGCGGGAGGCCGCGCGCACATACAGACACGGCTGGGTATCTGCGCCCCAATAATCTTCGAAGGCATGGGCAATCCGTTCGATGCCATCCCAATGCAAGGAACAGAGATATTCGCGCACCGGATGCCGACTGCGGCGACGGGCGACGAGGTCGACGGCATCGGCCACGAGATGCTTCTGAATTTTCGTCATCCCCGTCATGTCTTGCATGTAGACCGTGAGCGCCACATCGTCATCGTCGCGCCATTCGCGGGGGTCGCTATTGACGTAAATAACACGCCCGCCAAATTCATCGAAATAGAGATGAGTGGCATCCCAACAGTCGTCATGATCCAGCACGCGGACGGCATTTGTCAGCGTGGCATACGGGGCTTTGCCGGGACCAGGCGACTCAAGAATGACGCTCCAATTGGGCGCATGGGTAGATGCGTTCGCCACGACTAGGCTTTCGCTGCACGACGGCTGGCGAGCCGTTGAAGATGCTCACGACTTTTCGCATCCATTGCTGTGCGTTCGCGCTCCGAGCCAGGGAAGGTAAAGACGATGGCCACCAGATAATCAAAATAATCGTAGGTATGATCAACAATCTCGAAATGACTGCCATCACAGGCCACGGGATAAATGACACGCTCGACGTTTTCGTCATCATCCGTTGGGGTGGAGGGACCGTCGTAACTATTACGCCACCATTCTTCGACCAAGGCTAATGCGTGGACGGGTTCACAGATAAACGTGAAGGGATTGCCGTCGGCATTCGCCCAGACAAACCATTGAGGCACGGACAACGGCATCAATTGGACGATACGGGAATAGCGAGAACGTTCAGACATGCAGCACCCCTTACTCAGGTGTGAAAAGCGGCAGGCTCGGGTCGTGGAGTAAGCACGACACGACAGGGGCCTCGCCAGGCGCCCGCCGGCACTACTCTACCTTACTCGCTGCTGTTGCACTCTGTTCGTTTGCTACCAACTGCCCGCGCAACCACTCAATCGTGTCGACGGATTGCAACTGCTTCGGCGTGAACTGGAAGTAACGGAATCCGGCGGCCTGCGCCAAATTGCTTTTTTCGTAATCGCGCTGGAGGCCTTTGCGCGTGGAGTGGTCGCGGAAGCCTTGCTGCTCGACGATGATTTTCTGGAGGGGCCAGCAATAATCCGCGCGGAAATCCCGATCAGCCAGGAACAGCACTTCGCGAGCCGGAATGGGGAGCTTGGCTGCGGCGCAGAGTTCCAGGAAGCGATCGAAGGGCTGGGCATGTGGGCGCAAGGGCAGGGGCAGCGGAGGCGCCAAGCCATCCATGCGACGGCGGAAGGCGGCGTATTCAACCTCAGTCCAACGTAATCCGTTAGGCACTCGTCATCTGCGATTCTCTGAAGGGACTGGAAGTCAGCCGCCGAATTTCCTCACGCCGGTCGTTGATTTGCTGGCGCAGCGCCGCATTATGCCGCAGCAGTTCGCCATTCTGGGCCAGCAGGATTTGCGACATCTCCCGATAAATGACCACTTCCTGTTCAAGTTCAGCTACATCCGCGGCGAGGTGTTCCAGCACGGCTTGGACGACGTGTTCTTTCGACATGACGAACCAGTATGTTCCTGCTGTCAATGCCCCACGGTATAGTGGCTAAGTTCTTGACCGACCACTACATATCGCCGTGTTCGTGCTACCCTTGCGCGCATCGTCTGACATGCCCCCAGAGCTCGACCCCAACGCCGTTGGAGACGCGATCGCCGCGCGTTTGCCGGTATGGGCGAAAGCTCTCGTCCAAATTGGGGGCATGGCCGCCATTGCCTGCTATTTGACGTATATCGGCGCGCAAACCCTGCCGGCCATTCGTTCCGAAGTCATCATCACGAACGAACGACTCCTCCAATCTGAACGTGTCCATGCGGAAATGGCCGCGTCGATCGAACGCCTCTATGTCGTCACCCTCCAAATGTGTGCCAATGCGGCACACGGGCAATCGG